CGCTGAGCCTGTTGGACGCTGCGGGCGCGATCTCCACGTACCAGAAGGTGAAGCGGGCGAACCCGGACTGGGATGACGACCTCGTGAAGGCTGAGGTGTTGAAGATCCAGGCCGAACGCGGCACGGGGCCCGTACCGGACCCGAACACGTTCGACGGGGCACCTCAGGACGCAACGCTGGTGTGAGGTGGTCGAGTTCCTCGCCGGCCTCGTGATCACGCTGAGCACGTACGGGGCTGCGACGGTCGTGTACGCGGTTTGGGTGTTTCGCCGGAGGTGACTCATGGCGTCGTACGTTCCCGACCCGTCCCGCACGATAGACGACCTCGTCGAGGAACTCGCCGCCGAACTCGCGGACCGGTATCGGGAAGCGGAAGACGAACTGATCCGTCAGGTCGCTGTCCGCGCCGCGAAGGACATGGCTCTCGCCGCCGAACTCCCCACCGACGCCGTGATCAACGCGCGACGGGGGAACCGGGTTCTCGCGGAGTTGCAGGCGCAGCGCGCCCGGGCGATGCGGGAACTGCAGGTCATCGCCGTTCAGGTCGCTTCGAAACTCCACCCAGCGGAGGAAGCGGAACGGCTCATCGAAGCCGCCGCGCTCGAAGGTGAAGCTGCGGCGGCGGCACGGCTGGGTCTCGCGAAACGCCTCCCCCAACTGCCGCAGTTCCCCACCACCACACTCACCGGCACGGCGACGCAGGCTGTTGGGGCGTTGACCCTGAACCTGCAGTCACGTCTCGACGTGCTCAGGCAGCGAATCACCCGATACCCGCAGGACGCGTACCAGCGCGTCGTGTCCCTGCACTCCCCCGGCACGATCCTCGGCGTCACCACGAGCCGTGAGCAGCAGGCGCGGATGGTGCAGCGGTTCCTCGCTGAGGGTGTCACGGGGTTCGTGGACCGATCCGGGCGCAGGTGGACGATCGGCGCGTACGCGGAGATGGCGGGACGCACGTCAGTCGCGAGGGCGTTCAACGACGCCGGCGCATGGCGGATGCAGCAGTCCGGTGTGAGTCTCGGGACGATCACGGGCGCAGCGGACGCGTGCAAACGGTGCGCGCCGTGGATCGGGAAGATCGTGTCCCTCGACGGCTCCACGGGAACGTTCACGCTCCCCCACGCGACACAGGACGCGTCGGTCACGATCACCGTTGACGCGAGCGTTGACCAGGCCCGCTCAGCCGGGTGGGGGCACCCGAACGACCGATGCAAGGTCGTCGCGTACCTGCCCGGGTTGGCGGTGCCGCAGAAGGACTTCCAGTACGACGAGAAGGCCGACAAGGAACGTCAGAAGCAGCGTGAGCTTGAGCGTGACGTTCGGTCGGCGCGGCGGCGTGAAGCGTCCGCGATGAACGACACGGACCGGCAGCGCGCGGCACAGGATGTGCGGGACGCGCAGGCCGAACTCCGCGACTTCACGAACCGGACTGGCCGACGCCGCGACTATGCACGCGAGCAGCTGCGGTTCGCGGACGGATAGACCACCCAGCACTTCGGCTGGGTTGACCCCGTGATGGGGTTTCTCCGTGATGGAGGTGGGCGTCATGCCCCGTGAACAGATCAACACCCCGGCCCGGCGAACGATCAGCGAGCCGACCGCTTCCAACGGGCTCCGTCCCGGCGAGTACGGGCTCCACTTCGCCCAGGACGGCGATGAGCTCCACGAGGGGCAGCATTGGGAAGATACCCCGACGCTCTTCGTGGGCTGGCACCGTCCCTCTGAGCACGGCGTGCCTTCGGATGACGGATGCGTGCAGCTGCACATGTCCGTTGACGCCGACGAGGTCCTGCGGGCCGCGGCAGAGATCGCACGAGCTCGCGAAGGCTCCGATGCTCCCCGCGTTCACCGATGGACGTTCTCGACCGTGAACCTCTCTCGGTCCGACACGCAGAAAGCGATTCGCCTGATTCGACGGGCCCGCGACGCCGCATACGGGAAGGACGCGTGATGCGCGAGTGGTGCGGATGCGGTGCCGCGATCAGAGCGCGCCGCAGAGACGTCCTCACCTGGCGCAAGGAGCACCGCTGCGTGCCAGCGCCCGAACAGCCGCCCGGTCAGTACGGCGGCGGGTCCGACACGCAGATCAACGAGCAGCAGACCTACTTCGAGGACCGCGTGATCGGGTTCCGCCCGAACGCTGACTGAAGGCTTGAGGGTGGGGCGTCAACGCGGATCGTTCGCCGACTTTTCTGCCGCGAAGGCTGCTCACGAAGGCCCCACCTTTCGGGGGCCAGGTAGACCTGCGCCCCACCCTCTCCCCATGCTCCGTGTCGTCGCTGTGGCCCTGCACGCGGCGGCGACACGGACCCCACATCTCCCACCGCAGGGGTGGAAGAACCAACTGAGCAGGAGGCTCACCGTGCGAACGCACAACAACACTCTCGGGGCGCAGTTCCCGCCGTCGTATCACCGCCCGTTCCTCCGCTACCTCGATGGTGAACAGGGCGCCGGCGCTCCGGCGGAACCGGCCGCTCCTCCCGCAGCCCCCGCGGCTCCGCCTACTCCGTCCCCGGCACCCCCGGCACCTGCCCCGCAGCCCGCCCCTCCCGCTCCTGCGGCTCCGCAGCCGATCGCGTACCGGGGCGACCCGGACGAGTACGTCCGCGAGCTCCGTGAGGAAGCGAAGACGCACCGCCTCGCCGCCGAGAAAGCCGCCGGCGAATACGCCACCGCTCAGGCCGAACGCGACGCGATCGCCGCGGAACGAGACAACCTCGCCCGCGAACGCGCGCTCCTGCTCAACGCACCGAAGTACGGGGCCCGCCCCGACCTGCTGCTCGACTCCAGCAGCTTCATGAAGACCTTCGCCGACATCGACCTCGCAGACGAAGCAGCGGTCAAGAAGGCGATCGAAGACGCGCTCGAGAGGAACTCGGCGTTCAAGGCAACCACCCTCCCCGGCGCAAGCGGCGGCGGACACCAGGGCGGACAGCCACCCACCACCACACCCACCCTCGAAGGCGCCGTCCGACGGCACTTCGGAGGCTGAACTCCCCTGAAGGAGATGAACCATGCCCGTTACCCTCGCTGAGGCCAAGAAGAACGCTCAGACGGATCTCGACGTGGCGGTGATCGACGAGTTCCGCAAGGAAACCGCCGTCCTCGACACGCTGATCTTCGACGACGCGGTCAACCCGTCCGGTGGAGGCGCGACCCTCACCTACGGCTACCGCCGACTCACCACGCAGCGTTCGGCCGCGTTCCGTGCGATCAACACGGAGTACACGCCCGAGCACGTCACGACCACGCAGTACTTCACCGACCTGGCACCCCTGGGTGGCTCGTTCGAGGTCGACCGTGTCGTCGCGAAGCTCGGCCCCGCCGCATCCGGCGCAGTGTCCCTGAACCTCGCGCAGACGATCAAGTCGACCGTCACGAAGTTCCAGGACGCCGTGATCAACGGTGACACCGCCGTCGACGCGAACGGTTTCGACGGCCTCGACAAGGCCCTCGTGGGCTCCAGCACGGAGTCCGGAACCGGCGCAGTCACCGACTGGCGCGACTTCGACTCGTCCACCCGCGCTGAGCACAAGGCTCTCGACGTGCTCGACGAGTTCCTGGCGCTCCTCGACGGCGCACCGACCGTGATCCTCGGGAACGCGAAGGCCCTCGCCCGTGTCCGCGCCGCCGCACGCCGCGCCGGCATGTACACGAAGAACCCGCTCGACGACCTCGCCGACAACAGCGGGCGCCCGATCGTGCGTGAGCAGTACGGGAACATCGTGTTCATGGACCCGGGCAACAAGCCCGGAACCAACAACCCGATCATCCCGATCGTGACCCGCACCGTCGCGACCGTGTCCACCACCGGCCTGACCGACCTGTACGCGTACCGCGTCGGCCTCGACGGCTTCCACGGCGTGTCGACCGCGGGCGGCGAACTCGTCCAGACCTTCCTCCCCGACTTCACCACCCCCGGTGCCGTGAAGAAGGGCGAGGTCGAGGTGGGCCCCGTGTCCGTCGCTCTCAAGGCGACCAAGGCCGCTGCGGTCCTCCGCAACGTCCGCGTCCAGTAAGGAGCCCACCATGGCTGACAAGACCATCAAGGCACCCAACGAGAAGTACAACGGCGTCGTCGCAGGCGTCCAGTTCATCGACGGCGTCGGGAAGACGTCCGACGAGAACGCGATCGCGTACTTCGAACGGCAGGGCTACAACGTCGCCGGTCACGTCGAGGAGGAGGTCGAGCGGAAGTACCCGCTCGGCGACCCGTCCGACAAGTGGAAGAAGGCGGAGCTCCTCGCGTACGCCTCCGACCGTCAGATCGACATCGGCGACGCGAAGACCGTCGAGCAGATCTGGGGCGCGATCAAGCCCGGTGGCACGCCCTACAAGGGCATCACCACCCCTGAGGGGAAGGCGCTCGTCAACGACAGCACCGACCCGAAGGACGACAAGATCAAGGACCAGGCAGACCTGCCGGTCAAGTGACGTCACCGCTCCCCGCCCGGCTCCGGTCGGGCGGGGAGCACCAATGCCGCGTAGCTCAGCAGGCAGAGCATCCGACTGTTAATCGGAAGCGCGCTGGTTCGACCCCAGCCGCGGCAGCAGCGAACCTTACGGAGGACAGCATGCGCATCATCCACCCCCGCCCCGAACTGGGCCGCCAGTCCGCCTTCGGTGTCGACTTCATCGACGGTGTCGCGACCGTGGACGACATCCACCCCGAGCGAGAGCGCGCGCTCCTGCAGCACGGGTTCACCGTCGAGAAGGTCCTCGAAGGCGTGAAGCTCGAAGACCTCACGAAGCGTGAGCTCATCAAGCTCGCCACTGACGAGAACATCGACCTTCCCCCGCGCGCCACGAAG